GCCCGTCCTATCCTCAAGCGGGTGCCGCTGGAACAGCAGGGCCACCACGCCAAGGCTATGCTGGCGGAGCGGGGCACATGGTGAATTATTACAATAGCTACACTGCCGGTGGCGGTGGCGGTTCGAATGGCAATGGTACGGGATTTAACGGTCCATATTTCGGATCGACAGGAGGTGGGGGCAAAACCTGGAACGGTGTTGCGAGAGCGGGCGGTGGCGGCGGATCAGGCCAAGATAGTAGCCGGGGAGGCGTGGGTGGCCCTGGAGCAGGAAACGGAAATAGTTATTATTATAACCGTGGCCGACAAGCCGGTATCGACAATACAGGCGGTGGTGGTGGCGGTGGTGCCCAGTACGTTTATTCCCCGCCAAATCGCCCTGCACCCGGCGGATCTGGTGTTGTTATTTTTAAATATCCGGGAGGGACCGCAGCTACCGGAGGAACAATTACATCAGCGGGCGGTTACACGTATCACACTTTCAATAGTTCAGGGACGTTTACGCCATCATGAGTCACTTTGCAAAAGTCGAAGACGGTATTGTTGTTAGTGTCATTGTTGCAGACCAAGAGTTTGTAGATGCCCTTGAGGGAACATGGATTCAGACCTCATATAACACTCACGGAAATGTCCATCTGGGGCAAGATGACGAACCCGATGGAGGTATAGCTCTGCGAAAAAACTTTGCGGGCCTTGGGCATACTTATAATTCTACAGCAGATGGTTTTCACAGCCCTGAACCTTTTCCAAGCTGGAGCCTAAACTCTACAACTTTTTTTTGGGAACCCCCGGTAGAAAAACCAGATAACACTAAAGACGGTTTCTATGAGTGGGATGAAGACGCAACAGATTGGGTATTCATAGGAACTGGTGGTTAAAATTAAATCATTCGATCAACAATGAAGGTTATAGATAATATTACTACACCGGCAAATGCTGAGCATTTAAAACACTTGCTGCTTGGTGAGCCTTGGTATTATTTAAAAAGCACAGCATACAATGCAGATGATTCTACAGGCGGTATACCCTACGAAACATCTTGGATTTTAATGATTCATGATAATCAAGAAATTATGAGTCCGCTAATGCATCTTGCACACTCTATTTTAGTTAAAGTTTTACACGAACAAAATTTAACTGTGAGCGAATTAATCCGAATTAGAGCAGGATTTACTACAAGGACTCCTGAATTATTTACTCACGCTCCGCACGTAGATTGTGACGCACCGCATATGACTGGTTTGTATTATTTAAATGACAGTGACGGTGATACGATTTTTTATAAAGACAAACAAGATCCAACATTAAAAGAATCTAGTTTCGATTGGAGTCAGAATAGAGAATTTACAGTTGATCAAACTGTAACGCCGAAATCAGATAGATTTGTTTTATTCAACGGTGACACATTCCATTCAAGTACGTCTCCCACAAAAAACGACTATAGGCTAGTGATTAACTATAATTGGCTTCCTTAAATGACTATGACTAACCCGCAAAAAATATGCGAACAGCCGATTATATATCCGCTTATCCCTACGGGAAGTAGCCTCTATTGGATGTGGGAAAAAGAATTACTTCCAGAGCTTTGCCAAGATATTATTGATCGTGCTGGCGGTGATTTCGAAGAAGGAAGACTAATTCGTGACGAGGGCAGCGAACTCGATGATAACGTCAGGAAGACCAATCTTCATTGGAACAGTGACGAAGACTTGTTTGATATAGCATTTAAATATATGGAAATTGCAAACAAGAAGGCTGGGTGGAACCTTGAGATAGATGCCGCAGAAAATTTCCAGATAGGACAGTTTCCTGAAGGCGGACATTACGATTGGCATATTGACGGAGGAGGAACAGGCTCTATTCAAGAACCGCAAAACAAAATAAGGCATGGTAAGACACGAAAGATAAGTATGGTCGTATGGTTAAACGAAGGCTTTGAAGGAGGAGACTTCGAATTCCATCAAAGTTACTTAAAGGATAATGTCCTTAAACCAACGCAGGGTACTATCATTATGTTTCCGTCTTGGATAATGCATCGAGTGACTCCAATAACAAAAGGCACAAGATATTCATTGGTGTCATGGTTTTTAGGAAAACCCATACGATGACACAAGGGAGAATATAGAGCGTGGCAAAAGGCGATGATCTTAAAACTCACGAAGAGGTTTGCGCGGAGAGATACATCAATCTATGCGACCGACTCGATCGTGGAAGCCAGCGGATGACCAGAATTGAAACTCTGCTCATAGGGATATTTCCCTGGACGATCGGGCTGATTTTCGCAGCGAAGTGGTTCTAGGATTTTTGTTAATCGTGACAGTCGCGGGAACGAGCTTCGGAGAAGAGCAGCCGATGGTTTTTAAGGATGCATACCGTTGCTGGCACTACGCGAGAATCATGCAATACGGATTGCGATCGAGCAAAGATCAAATTCGGACAGAGACAAAAGTGAATGCTTATTGTGTTCCTAAATGGGTCGAAGAAAACGAGAGGTTTCAAGATTAATGATTATCACAATTGATGAAAAAGAAATCGATTTGGAAAAGATCAACGAATCAGGACAACAGGCTTTCACTAGGATGCAGCAAATCCAAGTTGAGATTGATGATCTTGAGCAAGCGCGGCGAGAAAGACTAATCGTTATGAATGCATACGCGCAGATCGTTAGGGATTCTGCCGATCCTAAAATCGAGCTCGTTAAGTGAGATTTTTTCGACCTGAAGAATTTCTCTGTCAGCATTGCCAGGCTGAAGGAATCCAAGACAGCTTTGTTGAAACGCTCGACGCGATCAGAGAGGAATGCAAATTCCCTTTTGTTGTCACTAGCGGGTACAGATGTGCCGACCATCCGATCGAGGTTAAGAAGACTCGGCCTGGAGCTCATCAAGGAGGCTATGCGGCTGACATATCCGTTAGAGGGGAGAGAGCTCTGAAACTGATTGAAGTAGCAATCAAGCATGGCGTTAAGAGAGTCGGCATTAATCAAAAAGGCGGAGGTCGGTTTATTCATATTGATACCGACCCAGACAGAGTCAGTCCCGCGATGTGGAGTTATTAAATGACGTTGCTTCCTTTAGACATTCCGCCAGGCATTCAGAAAAACGGCACTGATCTCCAGCAATCTAATGCTTGGAACGATGGCAATCTGGTTCGCTGGTATGAGACTTCGATGCAGCCTGTCGGCGGCTGGAGAAGAAGATCGACTTCCGCGATGACGGGTATATGCCGGGCTCTACTCTGCTATACCGACAATTCCAACAACAGAAGGACCGTTGCCGGGACTCAATCGAATCTCTACGCCATAACCGAAAACGGAATCAAGCACGACATTACGCCGGCAGGTTTTACGGCTGGAACCGCTGACTCTGCTCAGAATCTAGGTTGGGGCGGAAGCACATACGGCTTCTCGACCTGGGGAACGCCTCGACCGGATACTGTTCAGTATGTCCCCGTCACAACCTGGAGTCTCGATACTTGGGGAGAATATGTAGTCGGTTGTAGTTCAACAGACGGCAAGATTTACCAGTGGGCGAATAATACCAGCGTTGTTGCGGCTATACTTTCAAATGCTCCAACGTCTAACACTGCCATCCTGACAACAAACGAGCGTTTCGTTTTTGCGCTGGGCGCTGGCGGAGAAACTGATCGAGTCGAATGGTGCGATCAGGAAAACAATAACGTCTGGGCTCCTTCAGCAACGAACCAGGCTGGCGGTCAGAATCTAACAACAGACGGCAAGATCATCACCGGGGTATCGCTTCGCGGAGAGACTCTGATCCTAACGGATGTGGACGCTCACGTTGCCAGGTACTCTGGGCCGCCTTTCGTTTACGGATTTAATCGAGTAGGCGAAGGATGTGGAATTACCTCGGCAAACAGTTGCGTAGTCGCTGGTCAGTCAGCTTTTTGGGTAGGTCAGAATGCTTTTCATACCTATAACGGATCGGTCAGGACGCTGCCATCTTCGGTCGGAGACTTCTTTTTTAATAACATCAACGAAGCGCAGCGATCAAAGATCGTTGGAGTTTTGAATTCTGGTTTCAACGAAATCTTTTGGTTCTATCCTTCAAGGTCCAGTATCGAAAACGATTCTTACGTTTCGTACAATTATGTCGATAACATTTGGTCGATCGGCTCTTTAGCCAGGACAGCCGGGGTTGATATTGGAACTTTCGTTTACCCTCAGTTGGTGGGCTCTGACAGTTATGTCTACGAGCATGAAATCGGTGCAGCTTTCGACGCTGACGTTATTCCCTTTGTCCAGAGCGGTCCAGTAGAGATCGGCAACGGCGACAGGTTGATGGTCGCAAGATCCTTAATTCCTGACGAGAAGACTCAAGGCGATGTCACGGCTGAGTTTATTACTCGAAACTATCCCAACGGCGCGACTGAAACGCATGGTCCATTCGCGATGGCTAATCCGACAAGCGTCAGGTTCACTGGTCGAGAGGTCAGCATGAAAGTGACCTCGGCTAGACCGGGAACCTGGAGGGTTGGCACAATGCGGCTCGATGTTGTTCCGGGTAGCCAACGATGATTCTGCCGACTCCTTCTCAGAGCTATGACCCAATGGTGCAATCTGAGATCAACAGGAGCATTGAGCTCGGTGACGCTCAGAATCTCAAGAAAGATGGTGATTTGGAAATCGGTAATGGAAGAATAATTCTGACTTCAGCAAATGGAAATCGTTTCAAGATTACCGTTTCCAATACTGGAACTTTAGGAGCAACCGCAATATGACCAACAAAGCCAATGCGCTAAAAGCAGCAACTCCGCTGGAAGCGATGCTCCCGTATAAAAAAATGTTGCTGGAAGCCCTTGAGCATTCGGGGGGATCTCATTCATTTCAGGACATTGTTGATAACGTCCAGAAAGAGGTCATGCAATTTTGGCCGATGGAAAAATCCTGTTTAGTGACTGAAGTCATTAATTATCCGAATCTTAAATGCTTGCATATATTTCTGGGGGGCGGGGATTTGGAAGAGATCAAATCAATCGACTCCACACTGGAATTCTTATGTCAGGAGATCGGTGCGGATTACATATCGTTGTCGGGTCGAAGAGGATGGATTAAGGCATTAGCAGATATCGGATATGAATTGAGCCATGTAACGCTCGCAAAAAAAGTAAAGGAGAAAGAAAATGGGTAGTGGAAAAGGTGGTGGTACAGGCGCGAAAAGCAACGGCGGAAAAGGCGGTGGAGAAGTCGAGGCGATGCCCCAGGGTTCTGGAACAGGCGGAATGATGGGCGGAAACGGACAATCAGCAGCAGCAGGAGCGCCAGAGCCAGAGCCTTACAACGCACAACGAGATTTTTACGGTGATGGGAACCATGTGAACCAACCGTTACCGGGATATTTTCAAAGCTTACCAGCGCCTGGCGGAAATAATTATGCACCGCCAGTTCAAG